TAGACCGCTCTACCATTAAAGCTCTGATTGTTGAAGTAGGAGCAGACTCAATTGCAGACCTAGACGCTCAAGGGCTACAATCTTTCTGGGATAAGCTAAGTGCTTTGTAATGGATTTATTTGAATTTTTAATAGGTGCTTCGATACTTTATCAAGCAACCTTACTTTATATGATTTTGGAGGATTCAGATGATCGATAATTTACTAAGCCTGTTAGGCATAATAATCGCCATAACCTTAGCATCGACGGCGTTTATGACACTAGTGGTATTAATTTTACAAGTGTGGCAATGGATAGGTATGAAGTTGGCGGTCTTGTTATGACAGCACACGCTAAACTTTCAGCCAGTGGATCAAGTCGGTGGCTTAATTGTCCTGGGTCAGTTAAAGCTGAAGAGAAATATCCTAATGGAGGATCGTCTGTCTTTGCTTTAGAAGGTACTAGGGCTCATGAAGTAGCCGATCTCTGTCTCAAAGCAGCGTGTGACGCTGACGTCTATGTTGGCAAAAAGGTCCTTGACGATGTGATTGACGTTGCTATGGCTGGTTACGTACAAGAGTATCTAGACTATGTCAGAAGCTACGAAACAGCAACGAGTAAACTCTTCACTGAAGAACGTGTTGATTTTTCACATGTTGTTCCAGGAGGATTCGGCACATTAGATTCAGCGGTTCTTGACTACGACACAAAGACTTGTCATATATTTGATCTTAAATACGGCAAAGGTGTCAAAGTTGATGCCTTTGAAAACAGTCAAGCGCAATTGTACGCAATAGGAATAGAACACGAGTTGTCGTTCTTAAACAGTATTGATACCTTCGTGCTACACATCGTACAGCCTAGAATTTATAACTTCTCTTCTTGGGAAATATCAACTTATGATTTATTGGGCTTTAGCACTTTCGTTGCAAAAATTGCAGCAAAAGCAATATCGGGTGAAGCTGAAAGATCGCCAGGTGAGAAACAATGTCAGTGGTGTAAAGCCAAAGGCGATTGCAAGACTCTATCAGATTTTACGACAAAGGTTATAACCTCAGAGTTTGATGATCTTGGCGATCTTGACAGTGAAACTCTGACAGACAGCCAGAAAAAGACCGTGTTAGATAACAAGAAGCTAGTAGAAACATTCTTAAAGGCGGTTGAGTCTTCAGTGTTTGACCAGTTAGACCAAGGCATAACGTTCGAAGGCTATAAGTTAGTTGAAGGGAGATCAATACGCAAATGGAGCGATGAAGCTGAAGCCAGTCTAAGTCATAAGCTTGGCGATAAGGCGTATAACAAAAAGTTAATTGGTGTCGGCGCTGCTGAGAAAGAGCTAGGCAAAGACTTTGTTAATGATCTGACAGTTAAGCCTCAAGGGAAAACAACTTTAGCTCCCTCGTCTGACAAGCGATCGGCTATAACTTCGGACTTGTTTGAAGAAATAAACTAAAATATATTTTACAAAGCCTAAAACTGTGTATAATGATCTCAACACGGCAATATTGCTGATGTTACTAAAAGGATAAAATGATGAAAATTTATAACGTAATACAATTAAGCAAAAACTACGACGTGATCAAACTTAGAACCGGCTTAACTAAAGCTCAAGCATTCAAGATTGCTACCCGGATGAACAAAGAGCAAACAGACCATTCTCAAAATCTGTATCGAGTTCAAGAAGAATTAAACTAAAAATGAAATGCAGATGGTTTCCGTTAACTCCCTAAGTTGATCTCCATCTCCATCTGCATAATCTAGGTTTGGCAACTTAGGTCTGATGATTTAGCCAATTTAATATAAATACAAGGAGAAATACAATGTCTAAAATGATGTTAAAAAATGTACGTTTATCGTTCCCATCAATCTTTCAAAAAGCAGAGTTTGATGGTAACATCGGTAAATATGAATCAACATTTTTACTTGATAAGTCTGACGAAAAAACTAAAACTATGTTAGACGAGGCAATAGAAGCAGCTATTGCTGAAGCTAAGGTGAAAGTTCCTTCAGATAAGCGATGCTTGAAAGATGGTGATGAATCTGATTATGACGGTTACGAAGGCCATTGGTCTTTCAAAGCTGCGAATTCTAAACGACCTACCGTTATCGATCGAGATAAGTCACCTCTCGTTGAGGAAGACGAGAAACTTTATGCAGGGTGTTACGTGAATGCTGTTGTCGATCTTTGGGTCCAGAATAACAAGTTTGGTAAGCGTGTCAACGCTAACCTTTATGGAGTTCAATTCCTAAAAGACGGCGAACCATTTGGAATGGGTTCTACCGATGTATCTGATGACTTTGATGATTTAGACGACCTTTAGGTTACTAGGGGCTTTCGGGCCCCTTTTTTCTATTATGAATAATTTTATCGTCCTAGACTGCGAGGTCTACCCCAACTATTTCTTAGTGGCTTTTAAGAATATTGACAACAATAAGGTTGTTACTATTGAATCAAGAGGTACTAACAAATCACTAACCCCTGAAGCTATTAAAAAGCTCAGGACTATCATGCATAAGCGGCATACTTTTGGATTCAACAGTGTCAAATACGATATGCCAATCATATTGTTTGCACTTAAAGGTAAGACATGTGAAGACATCCATAAGCTTTCTGATTATATTATCCTTGAGAATTCACCTGCGTGGATGACAATGAACAGATTTGATCTAGTTCAACCTTCTGCAATGAAGCATTTTGATATTTCAGAACCTTCTCCAGGAGTCATGGTAAGCCTGAAATTGTATGGTGGACGCATGAACTCTAAGCGGCTTCAGGATCTGCCTATCGCTCCTGGTTCAACGTTAACAGAAGAAGAGATGGATAACACACTTGATTATTGTATTAATGATCTAAATACAACCATTGATCTTTATAAGAACGTTAAAGATAGGATTCAGTTACGCTTTGACATGTCTAAACAATATGGTCAAGATCTCACGTCAAAGTCTGATGCTCAAATTGCCGAGGTTGTAATCAAATCAGAGCTAGCTAAGAAACAACCAGGTAAAAGAGTGAAGCGCCCAACGATACCCGAAGGAAAAACCTTCAGGTACAGTATCCCTGGCTATATCAAATTTCAAGGTCAGCAGCTCAACACTGCTCTTGAATTTATACGCGATCATGATTTTGAATTAGATGGCAAAGGATCCATAAAGCTTCCTGATGAACTTAAAAAAATGAAGATCTTGTTAGGCGATTCTAAATACCAATTAGGTATCGGTGGCATACACTCAACTGAAAAGAAGCAAACGGTTGTGCCTACAGAAAATCAAGTGCTTTGTGACAGGGATGTCGCAGCGTACTACCCTAGCATAATATTGAATTTGAGATTATATCCAAAGCATCTAGGTCCTAAATTTCTTGATGTATATCAAGAAATTGTAACAGAAAGATTGGCTGCAAAAAGATCAGGTAATACCGTTGTGAATCAGTCACTTAAGATCGTTATCAATGGATCATTTGGAAAGCTTGGCAGCAAGTATTCAATCCTGTATTCACCAGACTTAATGATGACTGTGACGCTAACTGGCCAATTAGCTTTGTTAATGTTAATTGAACGATTAGAAAATGCAGGAATAAGTGTGGTGTCTGCTAATACTGACGGCTTTGTGTCATTAATGTCACAAAGCAGATACGAGCTGTATGACGATATTTGTTTCCAATGGGAACTTGACACGGCGTTTGAATTAGAAGAGAATAAGTACAAAGCACTATACTCTAGAGATGTTAATAACTACTTGGCTATAACTGAACATGGTGCAAAAGGTAAAGGTATATTTACCTTGAATCAATTAAGTAAGAATCCTCAAGCGTCTATATGTGTTACTGCTGTTGTGAATCTACTTACTAACGGAAAGCCAATACGTTCGACCATCATGGAATGTGATGACATCACGCAATTCCTGACAATAAGGTCTGTGACAGGCGGTGCAGTTTGGAGAAATGAATATTTAGGCAGAGTTGTTAGATGGATTTATTCTACTGATGGCGAACAAATAAGTTATAAGAAGAATGGCAACAAGGTTGCAAAATCTGCTAACTCAAGACCTATTATGGAATTATCTGGAATGGTTAATGATATTGACTATGAGAGATACATCACCGAGTCTGAGAATATACTCGAAGACATTGGACTAAATAATTTGTAAAATATATTTTACAAATTCTAAAAATGATTTATAATTAATATTTTAAAACAACAGGAGAAAAAATGAGAGAAAACACTTTTACAACTATGGTACACAAAATGCATGTCAAATTCGGCATGACACCTATCCAGGTAAAATGGACCGATGAGGAGAAAGATTTTAGAATCACGTGCATGGAAGAAGAGCTAGGCGAATACATCGCCGCTGAAACTAAAGAAGATGAGCTAGATGCTTTGTTGGACTTGGTTGTATTTGCAATCGGTACTGCCGACAGGCAAGGTATGTTGCAAGTATTTGAAGAAGGATTCGAAAGAGTTATGCAAGCAAATTGTCGCAAAGAGGCAGGACCTAACAAGAAGCGAAACAGCTTTGCGCTAGATCTTAGAAAGCCTCAAGGCTGGAAAGCCCCGGATCTTTCTGACTTAGTTAGCGATCATCCTCAAAGAGATTTATTTTTAACCCCAGAGAAATGACATGACCATTGACGAAACATTAAAGCAAAGAGGCGGTCGATATGGGTCACTTGAAGACAATGCTGAAGTTGCCCAAATGCTTATGAAAGTGGTAGAAATATATGGTTCTAATCACAGCCAATTACAAAACCCGCATAAAGAAGCTTTGCACATGATCTTCCATAAGATTGCTAGAATGGTTTGCGGCGACGTAATGTATTCAGACAACATGCATGACATTGCTGGTTACGCTAAGCTTTTAGAAGACTGGCAGCTTGAACAAGGTGAGCAAAATGGATAATTTCACAGTAAGAGACATTAGAGACGAGTTCATTAAGCTTAAAGGCGAAAGAGAATTGTCTGGTAATGGCACGTATGAAATCATTAACGCTACTTTCATCGCTGACGAGTCAGCAATCTTTGGGAAGCTTAACGAAGACTATGCCAAATGTGAGTTCTATTGGTATATGAGTCAAAGTTTAAATGTGTTTGACATGCCTTGTTCTGTGCCTAAGATATGGAAAGACGTGTCAGGATACGACGGCAACATCAATTCTAATTATGGTTGGTGTGTATTCTCAAAAGAAAATCATCATCAATTTAGGGCCGTTGTTAAAACATTGCAAAAAGACAAGTCATCAAGACAAGCAACAATGATCTATATTAGACCTAGTATGCACATCGATTCAACATTTAATGGTTGCAAAGACTTTATGTGTACATACTCAACGCAACACGTAATTAGAAACAACGAATTGCATTACACGGTTTATATGCGATCAAATGATGCTGTGTTTGGATATAAGAATGACAAATACTGGCATGATATGGTTTTTGATATGCTTTTATCTAAATTAAAAGATACTTACCCTGAATTAATTAAAGGCAAAATGTATTGGAACTCAGCTTCGTTGCATGTGTATGAAAGGCATTTTGACTTAATAGAGGACTAACATGACAACAATAATAATTAACCCTTTCACGTCTATACCAAAATCAGAGAAATCTCATGTCAGAGGTTGGTCTATGGTGTGGTCTCAAAAATTAGGTGGAGCAGACGTCGGGACTAAAGACGCTGACCTTTCAAATTACGATATGATATGCATTGATCATGGGGTTAATTTCTCAGGATCAATGAATTTGTTTGGTGGGTTCAATGACGAAGTTGCCACTAGAGTTTTAGATCTAATTAACGCTTGGAAATCTGGAGCTAAGGTCTATTCGTTAGATCACGACGCAGCCTATTGTAACTACACAGAACAGGTATCGAAACGGATTGGTGCTAAAACCACTTCAGATCTTGTCGATTTTGATTTCCTAGAAGATCTTGAAAGCATGTTGAAATCTGCTGAAACGCTGCACATGAACCACGTGGGATTAAGCACAATGATCTTAGGTGACAGTCATTCAGTCGCTTATTCAGGCAAAACGGATGTGATCAATAGAATTAACGGCCAGCTGCTTTACTCGGCAATGAAGATTACTATTCACGATTTCATACTTGGTTATAAAGACACTGGCTATAAGCATATCACACTGTGCCTAGGATCTATCGACATAAGGTTCCATGCTTTGCACGAAAAAAGAATGTCAGCTAAAGACTTCGCAACAAAATATGCCGAGCAAGTTATCGATGCACAAGATAAATTAGGGATACCTATATCTGTCTGTGCTCCTGTTCCAATTGAATTTGAAGAGAGGCGCCTACCTAAGACAGGCCAATACAACGGGGTAAACTTCAATGGATCAAGAGAAGAACGTCTGGCATATACCATGGAATTCATTGAAACCCTGGATGCATATTGCTGTGACTTTGATTTGATCATGCCGCCTAAAGATTGGTATGAAATGGATGGAGAGAAATATGCAAAAGATATTATGGAACTATCATCGTCAGTTCACATAGCACCTAAAAACTATAGATCAATAATTAATTGGAGTAAATAATGGCGACAAGGCAAGAAATAGCAGAAGCAAGAAAACCATACACCGTAACTGAATCAAATGTTAACAAAGATATTC